GGGAAAGAGTCTGAGCGGTTGGCGAGAACAAAGTTCTCTGCCACGCTTCAGTCTCAGCCTCCTCGAACTACTCCGAAATTTCGTGAGCGGTTACGGGACGCTTTGAGGCATGTTCTTAACATCTGCCTGAAGAAGAGGAAGAGAACAAATGTTCTCGGTCCTCATATATCAATCTCTACATCTGGAGATTTGAAATACAGTCAAAGCGATGGCGGCAAGGCCGCTGCGGTTATGACTGACGCTCACCGGATTCTGAACGAGATTCCCGAACAGAATACGGTTGAACGAACGCCTTACGGACTCCAAGAGTTCAAAGGCGGATACCCGAGATGGTCATCCATCTCGGGCGAAGATAGTAAGGCCAAATGGTTAGAACCAGAAGCCCTTACTATCGTTGACCGGCCCCCGCCTTTAAAAGGCTGTGGACCGTTAACCGGCAACATGTTATTATATGTCGCCGGCCGATGCCAGTCCGAAATGAAGACTAGGCATATACCAACCAGGATGGAAACAATCTCCGAACCTGGGGGGAAGACCCGCTGTATTACAGCAGGTCCGTGGTGGCTTCCTGTACTACAGGAACCCGCCGTACATGTCTGGGCAGAATTTCTATCCGGACATCCATCCGCCTATTCTGTGTTCAAACGACAGGATCAGGCTTGGCAGGCTCTTAAGATTCTTAAGAACATACCACACAGAACCGTCCATGACGGCTATGCGTTTTTATCTTCGGACTTCGAAAGTGCGACAGATAATATACCTTTCTGGGTATCCCAGATGGTATTCGACGAATTGGTGGCTATATTTCCTCAATTCGAATATATCCAGGACCTATTAGGCTCTAGATATGTAATTACCAGAGACGAAGTCTTTGTTAATTCAAGAGGGATCTTCATGGGAGAACCCTTTTCCAAGATCGTGCTAATAGCATCAATCTTAGCTCTGGAAGAACTTTCCTTCACAGAGTACTGGGGTCTAGCTCTACCTAGAGTCTGGACCCCTACAAATATTGTTCGCGCCTTCCATGTGGGAGGAGATGATCATCTGGCCTATGGCCCGCTAGAATATTTGGAAAGACTTCAGGCAAATTGCCTGAGGGCTGGATACGTCTTTAGTACTACTAAAGACTGTATAACAACTTATGCTTGTATATATACGGAAAAACTCCTATATTTCAAGGATAAGGTAATCAATCTCGGTCCCACCGAGATTGATAAGCAAATTGATCAGTCCGTATTTACTGACGCGATCAAGGTGCGTTTAATATCACCTTTCACAAAGGCGATAGATTTCCGCGACGATCGAAACATTGCCATTGGCAAAGCGAAATCACTCGCGAACAC